AGGGAAGGAAGGGTGTAGGAATTTGTCCTGCATATAACATAGCAATAAGTTCTCTTAATCCTTTTGACCATCCGGGTCTGCTATCACCTACTTTAATAATGGTACTACTATCATCAAAGTGTTCATTCACTATAGGTAGCTTGTCTACAACTTCTCTCTCAACTGAAAAGCCTACACCTGTGCCACACATTAATACATACATACATTCGTCAAAGGCTCGTGGACTATCAACAGGTATATAACTACAGTTATAACCACCAACGTGACACCTGTCTAGGGCAGGTCCTGATGTCATCAAGGCTCTCATACTAGGCATAACACCTAAATTCATTATCTGTGTAGAAAGTTTTTCCTTCAGTGCTTTAGTTAGACTGTAACCATGATTAGTTTTTAGATGACCTTCCATATAGTCAAAGTACCTATCAATGGTCTCTCCCCAATTCTCTCTGCGTTGTTCTTCTTCTTTCCATCTTGCATAGCGAGAGAGTGCTATGAAGTTTTGGTAATCCGTTGGTAAATAGTTGCTTATCATATCTTACTCCATTAGTATCTTAATATGGGAAATCTTAACACCCTCTAAATCGTGAAACAGTTCACGCATATAATCTTCAAAGTCTTCTGTGACATCTCCGTCAGATGGTACAGGGTATTCTTCAGGGTCTACCTGCAAGGTTGCCATAATTTTAACTCTCATTAGACACCTCTATAAGCTTATTCAAGTACCATTGTGCTTTCCGTAAGTCCTCAGTACCATTCTTATACTTGTATCTCCATAGATACTTAGCTATATTACCCTGTAAATAATCCTCAAAGCCACTACCTAACATAGCCTGTAACGCATCAATGCACTCAATACCTGATTCGTTATAATGACTAGGATGATTAACCATGTCTTCATCTTGTTTCATTTTCATATACTCCATGTGTCTCATTATGCGTTGCCATCTGTGTCTGCTTCAAAAGAGAGTACCACAACATTGTCATGTCTGTCAACTACTTTCCCTTTAGGTGAGGGTATCTCATCGTTTCTTTTAGCTTCTTCAACTGCCCTCAATCGTAAGTCTTCATCTCTTTCCATCAGAGGTACTGTGGCACACATAGTCCTACAGAACTCTAACACACCATAGTAGTCATCATCATCTAGTGGGTTGTCTTCTGAACTCATTATGGATATGTAAACTTCTCCTGTCCACTTTAAGTCTCTATCTATCTGTGGTCTTATATTGACTACAAAGTCTTCATCCCTCATCTTATTCTTAACTGTCAACTAGGTCTCCTTAATTTAGAACCTGCAAATTTTATAAACTCAGGGTGTTTATTCTTACCCTTTTCCTTTAACCAATCTTCAGGTATTATTCTGTCATGGTATTTGAATCCATATCTAGTACACCATTGACCATAAGAAGACTTAGAAACTTTACTTAGTTTGCTTCTACTATTAGTAAATACAAAACGTATGTCTAAGTTAGGATGTTGTTGTTTTATTAGTATGTGTTTCTTTCTATCTGCTGTTACAAATCTACCCTTTGTCTCTATTATAATACCATTACTAAGTATAAAATCAGGAGTGTATTTGCGATAGGTTAGGTCTTCCCACTCTATCTTAATAGTCTCATAACCATATTTATGTTTTAATTCAGTAAGGTAGAGTGAGATAGAATGTTCTAGCCCACTCCTGTACCCATACTTTAGTGCTTCTTTTCTTACTTTAGGGATAGCCATTTAAGCTTCCTTTAGACTTATATACTGAACCATCTTAGGCTCTTTTGCCTTAGACATCTGTGCAGGTAGCTCTATTAAGTTCTCCCAACAAGTAGTTCTATAAGAACAGAATGTGCAGTTCTTATTTAGTATTATGTTGCCTGTCTCTTTTCCTCTAAATGTTTCAGGTTCAGGCTCAAAGCAACGTACCAACTCTTCTGCTTCAGCTTTCTTTATACTCTCTCTTATTCTATTAAGCTCGTAGTCCATCTCAATTCTAGCAGGTACATACTTAAAGTGTCCATTGGCTTTGTTTAACACCCACCAACCACCTGCTTTTTTACCTGCAGCTTTTGCATACCCTGCAAGTTGTCCTACATAACCAAAGCTATCTCCTGCATGTAGAGATTCGTATGAATCAAACTTATACTTGTATGACCAATCAGATGCTGACTTAATATCGTCTACTGCATCATTTATAGCCAAGTCGTATGAACCTGATATAGTATGGTTCTCATCAAGCTCAAGCTTCACAGTGTCTGTGTCCTCAAACTTAACATTAGATTCCCTTAGTACTGCCTTAAATACTGCTTCAACTATATCCCCAATCATCATGTTCATTACAAAGGTAGTAGGTTTAGGTAACGCAGTCTCAGGTTTATTCTTCTCAAACCATAGTTGGCATGAGGGTCTACCTATATTAGACATACGTAACCTAAACTTTTCTTCTCTCTTCGTGTTGAACTGACGATTCAAAGCATCCTTAATATCAGTAGCCACTTGCTCAATATTATCTTGGCTCATAGCTGACTTACCACTTGTGGCATTTTGCAGATACTGATGAATCATCATTTCAGCAGGGTGGTTCATTATACGTCAGCCACATCTACATCAATAAAGTCATTGACTGTGTCTTTGTCTGACTGACTGACAGGTTTCTTAGCTTTCATTTCCCACTCGTTGAATATATAACTATTATAATTATCTATCCATGACATGAAGTTAATGAACGTATTTTGGTCATCATCATTCACAGTAACACTGTTCTGTAAATCTAGAGAGTAGTTAGGTAAGTAAAACTTAGCACCACTAGGTAATGCTCTTTCCTCACTAGTAAGCTCTATGTGATGTTGAACAGGAAGTCTCTTAGTCTGAGAGAACTTAGTAAAGGGTTCTCCCATAGTCTTGAAGGCATCACGATTGTCTATCTCCCATATAAAAGGAGTAACGTCTAGTGAAACCTTATCGCCCTTCTCATCAACTGCATTAGGCATGTCAATAAGACCAAAGATAACTCTTACTCTCTTTATCTGCTTGATTACTTCTTGTGTAGTAACAGGCAATCCCTTGAAGTCTTTGATGTAACCTGATGGTTTACCACAATTAAAACCACCCTGATTGTCTTTCAAATCATTGTTAAGATTATCTGCCATGAGTGTCTTATGATAAGTACCCATTGGCTCGCCTGATTTAGCAGACATATTCTTAACAAACCTTTTGTACATAAACCTCTGTATGAATGGTCTGATTTGAACTTTTGGTGCATATAAAACAGGCATGTCAGGTCTCTCTAACTTAAAAGAGCCACCCTTAACTACTACTGCTTCAATGGATTCTCCACCAACCTTCTTAACTCCCATGATATTATTATGATGGAGTCTAAATCTAGGTAATGGGTTAGCTTTACTTGTATCTGCTGACCCTGCATCACCTGCTATACCCATAGCTTTCGCCATCTCAGCATAGTTGTCCGTGTTTATTGTCGTAATTTCATTGCTCATACTATTACCTTTCCTATAAGTTTCACAGTTATATCATATAACGTCTTTTGTGTCAAGCCAATTATCACCTATTTTTGATTCTAATAATAATGGCACATTGAATTTAATATTAAACTCAGTCTCAATCAATCTAATCATAGAACTATTGACTATCTTAATAACATGTATCACCTTTTGTATCTCATCAGGGTGTACATCAATCACTATGGAATCATGTACACTATTAACTATACAAGACTTCAATATACTTAGCTCATTCTCTATCTGTATAAGTATCAATGGTACTATATCAGCAGTAGCAAAGGACTGAACAGGGTAGTTCTTTATCTGAGTAAAGTGTGACACCTTACCAAATGCATTTCTTCTTACATCAGGAAATACAAACTGTCTGCCTGATGGTGTAGTTATCTTACCTGTACTTATAACTTCTTTAGCCAATCTGCCATGCCATGACTTGATTCCTTGGTACTTTTCTGTGAAGTGTGTGTAGTACTCAGCTTCTGCTTTTGTTCTTCCAAAGCCTGTTGCTCCATAGAGAGGTGCGAATGTGTGTGCTTTCGCATCCTGCCTAGAAGTCGGTTGACCTGCATCTGTAATAACTTTAGACGTATACGAGTGTACATCAAATCCAGTAGTGACCTCTTCAATAGCGACTCCATCTTGTGACAAATAAGCTGATACTCTAAACTCTAACTGAGCAAAGTCAGCTTCAAGTACCTTACCACCATCCCAACGTGATACGAATACTTTCTTAACAGGGAACGTACCACCTCTAGGCATGTTCTGCATATTAGGATCAGCACCACTGAACCTTCCTGTGGCAGTTCTATGTTGTAGTAAACGTACATGCAACTTACCATCAGGCTTAGTATGTGTTATTATACCCTCAACAAAAGAGGATAGGTATGTGTCTAATGCTGACAACCTCTGTAAGTCTGTCAAAAAACTGACAGCATCATGTAGCTCATTCTTTCGTGCTATACCTTGTAGTGTTAATAGATTAGTTTTGTTAACAGTAAAGCCATTAGCACTTATCCATTTAGCAGTAGGAGCAGAGAACTTTAGCCCTGCTACTAACGTGGAAGGAACAAAATGATAGCCACTGCCATTACAAGCATCACATCTGTTGGTGTTAATAAAAGGAACTCCATTCTTTCTAACCTTTCTTACTTGACCCCCACCTAGACAACCTGCACACTGTTGTGCATCAGTCTTGTACACTATGTCTGACTTTTCTTTTACTTGTTTCTTATATTCTTTAGTGTCCATGTAAGGAGAGAACGTATTAGCCCATTCAACTTTATCTCTAGGTTTCCTACTATAGATAACCCAAGACATCTGCTCAGGACTATTGAGATTAATAGGTGTGTCTCCCATTAACTTTGTTACTTGTTTAGTTAATCTCTTCTCTGTCTCAGCTTTCTCTTTCTCAAACTCATCTCTAACTTCATTAAGCTTGGCAACATCTACTGTAAAACCATTCTGATATATTCTAGCTAGAGTTACTGCTACACGATTAGTTAACAGTACAGTATTCATTAAACCTGAGTACTCTTTTGTGTTTAGTTTCTTGTACAAGACATCTGACAATTCTTGTGTAGCTTTTAGATCAGCAGTCAAGTAGTCAGCTAACTCTTGCTTAGGTATCTCATCAATAGGTACTTTGTTCTTAAAGTATTCTTTCATAGTGTCTTGTTTCTTAGTCGCTAACTCATACCTGTTAGCACAGGCTTCTAATGACAATGGTTGTTTGTTACCACATTGTAATACATATTCCACTAACATAGTGTCAAACACTGCACCATCATACTTGAATCCACATTCCCATAGCCATAGTAAATCATGTACTATGTTATGCCCTATGAGTATAGTAGCTTTATCTAGTATCTCTTGCACTCCATCAAAGGTATCTCTGAATAAAGTTTCTTCATCACCATCAGTTAAACACCCAACCATTACTAGCTTATTGTCAGCTTCAAATGGATCAAGGTGTAACTTGCCACCTCTATGAGTGACTGTATTTTCTACATCAAGTGTTAGTTTCATAATGATTCATCCAATTTATCTATACGTAAGTTATAGCAATCAGCACGAACTGTAAAGTTATTTGATGGATCAACTTCTCCCTTTCTCATAAAGGTTGATTCCTTAAAGTATTTATCTTTAGGTTTAATACCCAAAAGCCAACCTACAGATAAATCTTTCTTAACACGAACAAAAGCATAAGCATCACAATCTTGTTTTGTGTTATAAGATGCTACACTACAGTCATAGTAAGACTTTGGTTTCACTGTTGTCTGTTTTGTTTTAACATCTATTCTTTTTCCTGAAAGAATAACGTCATAGTCATATGTGTTTTTCCATTCTCCACCAAGAACATTTATAAATATTTGTTCTCCTATAAAACCTGCTAGGCTACCTGAGCCATTTAATATAGAGTTATTTAACTTACCCATTTCCTCTGCTTTATTTTCAGCTAAATGGATCATATCATTTGTAATGTTTACTTCAATCATTTAAGCTCTCCTTATGTTTCTTTAAATATATAACAGCGTTTTTTAGTTTTGTCAAGCAGTCTGAAAACCCACCTAGTCCTGTATTGCAATGATGACATATCCATCCTCTAAAAGTATTAGTAACATGACAGTGATCTAATACCCAACTTTTCATTCTTAGCTGACCATACTTAGACATTTCTTCAATGTTTCTTTCACATATAGGACATACATAGTCATCGTCAGGTGGTGCATTTTCTCTTCTTAACTTCTTTACTATACTCTTATGTCCATTCTTACAAGACTTACAGGTACGTTTTATTTCACCTGATTGCATGACACTAAAATGTTCTATAGGTTGTTCAATGTCACACTTGATGCAAGTTATATAACTAACGTCTTCATCTTTTTGTTTTACTACCTCGCCAAATAAATCTACATCCATCAGGCATACCTAGCAGTAATATAATCCAACTCACAATGCTCAACTCCATGCCAACCTGATAACTTATTCTTGACTATATTTAAATGCCTAGCAGGACTTTCTTCATCTCCACTGTCAGGGTTCTTTATAGAATCTTTAGCTATAAGAATCATCAGATCAGCTTCTGCAGCTTTTCCTGTCCTACTACCCTCCATCATAGCTTGGTTCAAGTATACCTTACCCTCAGCTTCAGCAGATAGCTGAGACATATAGAAGATAGCACACTCATGTGACTTGGCTATCTGACGAGCATATATAGCATTAGCTTTCAATGCTTCATCTGTTCTAGCAAAGCCACCTGTCCTAGCAAACTTATCTCCCATGTCTAGTACAACTATGTCAGGCTTGTATGCTTTACATATACTTTCCACCCAAGACATATCACGATTAGATGCATCTTTGATATGTATGTTCTTCTTAACAGGCTCATACAATTCTCTAGCCTTACTAGGGTTAGCTTTTATCTGATGCATTGTCATACCTGTAGCTGATGTAAGATACCTAGCCCCAACTCTATGAGCAGACTCCTCATTACATAAGATGATACACTTAGCACCCTGATGAGCAAACCCATTAGGACTAGCAATCAAACTAGCATGGAAAGATGTCTTACCTGTGTTAGGTCTAGCACCCACCTCAATCAGATGACCTGAGTTAACACCCTCAACCTTTCTAGTTAGACAAGGTATATTAAATGTCCACCTAGCTTCAAGATCATTCCTCTCAAGCAATGTTTCTATACTAATGTCATCCCACTCAACTTTTAGGTTGGGAGTAAAATCATCCCCATATAACTCAAGAACATCACGAAGAGGTTCAAGCGTGGATTTAGTACCATTAACGTAGTCAAAGCCAAGATTAGCAATGTCTTCCCCAACAACCTGTTGAAATAACTTAGACAATACTTGTTGTGCAATATCTGTTCCAAGAGGTTGCTCCTTCTTTATCTGTAGAAACAAACTAGAGTATGCCTGTTTCTGTGCAGTAGTCATGGATGGATTGTTAGACATAAACAATGCTTCAATCTCATCAGGTGTTACTGTTCTCTCATATGTATCCATAGCTTTATCTATGGCAGTCTTAATCTTCCTTACGTCTTTACTGAATAGTCTATCAGGACACTTAGCTCCTCTGTTATCTTCATAAAAGGGCTTATCCATAAGACTTCTTATTAGTGATAATTCCATGTTGGTTACTCCTTTGGGGTTATTAGTTTTAGTTCTTCATAGTCACGTTCTTTCTTATACTTCAAGTCATCTTGTAATCGTAGCACCTTTACGTCATTCACGTATCCTCTTAGTTCTTTTGCGAATGAAAGTGTTTTGGGTAATGCATCAGGGTCTAGTGCTATTATAGCAGTTGAGAATTGCATAAGGTATCTTTTATGTGCTTCTGTTAATGATGTACCCAACACTGCTACCCCTGCATATACCTCATTACCTACTGCGATTGCACTTACACAATCCTCAACAACTACTGCCACCCTACCATTACCATGAATGAAAGGCAAGCTATTCTTTCCATATCTTTTCCACTTAGGCAATTTCTTACCAAGTGATCTGCCTGTAGCATCTACCATTTTGTGATGGACTATAGGAAATACTACTCTATCTTCTTTAACATCATAGTATAACTCTATCTTAGTTGTATCAATACCCCAAGAGTTACACCATGCCATTACGTTAGGTCTATTGTTATGAGGTACTATATGCTCAGGTAATACAAAATCATTTATGTCATCATCTAATACACGAGGGTCAATAGCATCTCTTATATCATCTACTGATAATCTTATTCGTGCTGAACCTGACATAATACAAGTCACCTTGTAACAGTTCCATAAAAGTGTACCCATATTATTGGTGACAGTAAAACTTTTATACCCATTACAATTAGGACAGTTAAATCGTTTACTCTCTCCAACACTTAATTGTAAGTCACTTACATAGTTATATATATTCATTTAAATATCCACTTATATGTTATATATGTTCTTTGCTCGGCACGTTATCTGTGCTTATAGCATACATTTTACGAGTTGTCAATGCATTTTTTGCAGAATCTAAAGTATTTTTCATATATGGTTTCACAGACTGTGGATTTGCATGACCTGTAACTGCCATAATCTGACCCATAGACACTCCTGCTTCAACCATTTCTGTAGTACCTGTTCTCCTTAGATCAGCTATCCGTAGTTCATCAGGCAATCCACATGATGTCATAGCATTTCTAGCTACCAATGATAGCCTAGTAAGAGTATAGGGCTTGTATGCTCCTCTAATCGCCTTTGGAGAGGGTGCAACATATTCTTGAAAGTCATAGTCATTTCTCTGTTGTATAAGCATTGCAAGTAAATCCTCACTAATAGGTAGATGAACTGTTGCACCTCTTTTGGATTGATCTAAGTTCAATACACCCTTGTCAAAATCTATTGAGGTAAACTTTAATAACCTCATATCTCCTACTCTCTGACACCATTCATACGCCATCTGAACAATTAAACCCATACTCCTGTATCTAAAATCTGAGTAACAGAAATTTAATAGTTGCATGATCTGTTCTTTTGTCCATGTAACTTTTCTAGGCTTAGTAACCTTACACTTAAAAGTAGAGAATGGATTACTCTCAGCATAACCCATCTCCATTCCAAATGAATAAACTTTCCTAGAGGTAGCACATATATGATTTGCCATATAAATGCCACGTTTTAGCCATAGTTCATACGATTGCCTAGCTAATGCACCTGTCATTTTATTGACATTAGTTGTACAAATACTAGTGCTATTAACTTTAGTACCTAACATTATAGCTAAACAGTTTGAATAATCTACTTTAGTTTTTACTGCTAACATACTGTAATCACTAGATAAATAGTACTCGTCTACTAAATTATTTATATTCATATGCTCCACCCCATCTGCTATAGTGACCATGCTCACACTCAAGTTTAGCATTTACTATGTTAGCAAGCTGATGTTCCATACCATCTAACTTACATATCATCTCGTAATCTATTGGACACTTATCATCTGTTTGTCCATTGATATTTCGTAAGTCCTCAAGCATTTGTAAGATTTGTTTTGACTCTTGCTTAGTTAAGTTTAGTATCTTATTAACTTCTATTTTTTTCTTAGTCATATTATATCTCCTCTGCGTGGTCTGCGTGATAAGAAATTCCATGTTCATCTTCCATTATACCATCTTCAAAGTTATCCATAGCACTTTCCTCATTGTCTGCTTCAACAATCCATTCTTCTGATTCTTGTCGTGTTACTGTTACTCTATACTTAGTCATATTATATCTCCTGTTCTAATAGTTCTAGTCGTTTACATAGTTCATCTATTACTTCAGTATTATATTGAACACAACCATCACTACCTCTTAGCTTATGTAAGGCAAACCTTATCTCTCTAAGTTTTAATACTTGTGGTTCTTCTATTATCTCAGTATTCTCAGTTAAATTTATTGTAGCCATTATTATTCTCCTTTACATTATGGTTGTTATACAACAGTATTGATGCATTTTCAATACGTTTGTTATATTTAAGTTGATAGCCTGTACCTGCTCCTAATGCACTAACATCTATTAAGTGTTTGTGATAATGAGTTATGCTATCCCATTTATCTTTTAGTTGATTGCATATCTCATCATATTCGTAGTCACTTATTATAGGATCATTCTTTTGGTAGTATAAGTAAGAGTGCATCAGATAGTAGGGAACTAACATATTATTATTAGTTCTCCACACACTCATGCTACACCCACCCCATAGACAGTCTTAAATCATAAGGTACTCTATCTATTGTGAATGGTGGGTCAAATGTTGTAATGATTTCACACTCATCTATTGTTTTTACCTTAACTACTGCTTCCTTAATGTTAAGTATTATCTCATCTGCATAAGGGCAGAAGGCACTTGTTAAAGTATGTGTAACAATTAACTTAGATGGATAGCATGACCAATCAAAATCATATATCAAACCTAAATCAAACACAGATATAGATGGTATCTCAGGGTCATACACCTTTCTCAGTTGAGCTACAACCTCCTGATAAGGTACAACCTTGCTCTTGTCATATGTGTCATAAACTTCTCTCGCCATTGGTATTACTCCTTTCTAATAATGTTACTTAACATCAATATAAACCCTCAAGTGAGTTGACTCATCTATGCTCTGACCACTATAAGTAGCACCTGTTCCCTTTAACTCAGGCTTGATGTGCTGACCTCTGACCCTCATCTTGTATGACTTCTTATTGAAGTACTGCTTCATAGTGTCAACAAACTCTTGTCCATCTGTGTCGTTAGGTATCTCACAGAATACATAGCCATGTCCTTTTATACTGACATTATTATACTCACGTTTCCAATACTCTGCCATCTTTAACTCATGCTCATACCTATCTTTCCATGTATCAGAAGTCTCGCTATCATTAATAGATGCTATGAAGTTATCTTCTGCAAGTTTCTTCCAATGCTCAACTTGTTTTTTGAGCATCTTATTGTTATCCCATGCTATGTCGTAGGCTTCCTTAGATACAGTTTGATTTCTGTCCACCTGTTGTATCTGAAACCTTAACTCTGAGTTATCCTTAACTAGAACATCAGTCTGTTTCTTGAGGTCATCATAGCTACTCTTCTCCATCATGTTCATAGCTTTCTCTTTCCATGAATCACGTTGCCTAGATAACGATAGATTCTCTTGCACTAGAGGTACAATCCTACCCTCTTGAGTATCATT